GTAGACACGACAACACCAACATCAGTTCTTTTGTATTCTGAGTTCTGCTTTCTAATCTTGTCTTTATTTTCATTATAAAACTTTTTATTTCTTAATCTTATTAACTCTTTGTTTTTATCTCTCCACTCTTTATGTTTCTCTTTGTTGCTATATCTATACTCAACCATATTATCTTTAATGCATCCTTTACACATTGAAAAATGCCCATCTTTCTTTCGCTTATCTTTATAAAATTCTGATAATAACTTTTCTTTATTACATTTAGAACATTCTTTCACGTGAAATCCTTTACTAGATAATATCACAAATTAACTTAATTAAGAAGTTTGAATACTATTATGTGATGTATTTAAGTAATGTTTATGAAAAAACTTATTTTTATGGTACAATTAACTCAAGAAATATCCTAAACAGATAAGACGCAGATACCTCCTTATGAGCCTGACAGTTTTAGAAGTTTTGTAGCTTAGGGCTATGAACTCCTGAATTGTCAGGAGCTACCCAAAATCCCTTACAAGCAATATTTCAAAAACTATTTTTTAACTTAAAGGAGATACCATGTCAGTAAATCTGTCAGGTGTAGCAAAAGAAGAGTTTGATACAGAAGTCAAACACGCATATCAAGGTATGAGAACATTACGTGAGTGTGTCACGGCAAGAAATAACGTGGTTGGTGATAAATACGACTTCCGTTTAATGGGTAAAGGTGCTGCTACTACACGTACTGGTTCATCTGCTGATGTAGTTCCAATGGATATTGCACACAGCTTGAAGGTGGCAACACTTGTAGACTATGAAGCTCCTGAGTATACAGACATCTACGACAAACAAACTGTTAACTTTGATGAAGTTCAAGAACTTGCAACCACTATTGCTGGTGCAATGGGTCGTCGTGATGATCAATCAATCATCGATGCACTTGCAACTACTACTACTACAGTTGGAGCTGGTACACAAGCACTTGATCTTGCAACTATTACTGCTGCTGCTACAGAACTTAACAAAGTTGAAGCACCTATGGAAGGTCGCTATTTCGTTATCCATGAAGGTGGTCTTAATGATATCCTAAATGATACTACTATCACTAATGCTGATTACAACTCAGTTCGTCTTTTAATGAGTGGTGAGATTGATTCATTCATGGGCTTCAAATGGAAGATCATTGGTTCAGGTCGTGCTGAAGGTGGACTACCACTTACAACTACTGTACGTTCAGGTTTCGCATTTCACAAGCGTTCAATCGGTCATGCTGTAGGTATTGATATGAAAACTCGTGTGGACTATGTACCTCACAAAGCTTCATGGTTATCTATGGGTATGTGGAAAGGTGGCTCAGTTGCTATTGATATCGAAGGTATCGTAGAAGTAAAATACCTAAACTCATAAGGAGTAAATAATGGCATTTAATAAAAAGAATTTAGGAGGGAATTTAGGAGCTGGCTCAGGCTGCCCTAATGTTTACTCTTTCGGTGATACAGCAAGTACAAAAGCACAGATCGCTGCTGCTGACTACTTTCTTGATATCTACACAGTTCTTAATCCTGGCGATGGTATTTACTGTCTAGGTTCAGATGGTGCAGTATTACTATCTGTACTATTAAGCTCAAGCACTACAGTAACAACTGAAGAAGCTACGTTAGTTTAACTTATATAGCATCCTCTTCGGAGGGTGTTGTTATATCTTAAGGAGTAACTATGGCAGGCAATGCAGCAGACATATCACTAGCTTCAAACGCACTTATCCTTTTAGGGCATGAACCTATATCATCATTTGAAGAGACAACAGCAGGTGCCCAAGTAGCAGCTAACTTGTATGACCATAGCTATAAATCAATTCTTACTACACATAGATGGAGATTCGCCACAAAGCAAGCTAAACTTGCAAGACTATCAGCAGAGCCTCAGAACGTATATAAGTATCAATTCCAAATGCCTACAGATCTTCTGTATATGATTAGGGTAGTAAACGTAAGAGAATATGAAGTATATGAAGATAAGGTGTACTCACATCAAAAAGATATTGACATTGAATACATCTATGAGATTGATTCTGACAGGCTACCTTCTTATTATGCAAAGATGTTTGAATACTATCTAGCTTCACAGTTCTCAATACCAATTACAGGAGATATTGATAAGGCTTCATTCTACTCACAGCAGTATGAGAAAGCACTAATCAAAGCTAAGTTTGCAGACAGTTCACAGCGTCCTAACGATGCCTTTGTAGATTCACCTTATACAGACGTGAGACACTAATGGGTGTAGAATATTTACAGTCTAACCTCACAAGCGGTGAACTAACCCCTGAGCTTCATGCACGTGTTGATATTAATAAGTATAATAATGGTGTAGCGTCTGCTGAGAACATGGTTATCTTGCCTCATGGTGGTATGAGAAGAAGACCAGGGCTATCTAAGATAACTGATACGCATACTGAGAAATCACGCATAGAACCATTCGTATTTAATACTACTCAAAAGTATATCATTCAGTTTAGAGTTGGATTCTTAGACATATACAGAGATGGTGTAAGGGTAGCTGCTGATATTGTTGCTCCTTATAGTACTGATGCTGTAATAGAGACACTAGATGTTATTCAATCTGCTGATACTATGATTATCACTCACGACACAGTAGCACCATATAAGCTACAGAGACAAGGCTCTGACTCATCTTGGCTATTAGAAGCTATTGTATTTACAAATGCACCTGAGTTTAATTTCGGTGTAGGCACAGATGATTATGAGAATGATGGTACTACACAGGTTATCACAACAGTTATAGGTGATGTTGTATTTAATAATGATGGTGATGCGCTACTAGGTAAAGACAGAACATACTATGAAGCTCAGACAGTACAAGCTAGTATTGATTTAGCACTAGAAGATTATACAAACGCTACTAATTGGACTGAAGTAGGAACTATTGAAGATGCTTGGTCTGCTACTAGAGGGTGGCCAGCCGTATGTACATTCCACCAAAACAGGCTATGGCTTGCAGGCACAACTGAAAGACCTACTACAATATGGGCTTCTAAGGTAAATGGCTTCTTTGATTTTGGTTTAGGCACAGGTCTTGCAGATGAAGGTATTGATGATACTCTTGATACTGACCAATACAATAAGATCACTAATATATTCTCAGGTAGAAAGCTACAGATATTCACAACAGGTGGTGAGTTCTTTAATGGAGCAGAAGTAATATCACCTACCTCTTCAGAGTGGAGAAAGCAAACAGGATACGGTTCTAAACGGTTAAGACCTATTCTAATCGATGGTGCTACACTATTTGTTGACAGCTCAAACAGGACTATCAGACAGTTCCTATACGACTTTAATGAAGATGGCTATGTATCACTTAACCTTACACTACTATCATCTCACTTGGTCACAAATGCACTAGCTATGGCATCTATTAAAGGTACACAGTTTGATGTAGGTGATTATGTCTATGTTATAAATGATGATGGCACTTGTGCTGTACTAAACACTATGAGACATGAAGAGATATCAGGTTGGACTCATTGGACTACAGATGGTGAGTTTAAAGACGTTACTGTACTTGATAAAGAGGTTTACTTCCTAGTGCTAAGGAATGAAGAATACTTTATAGAGAAGCTTACAGAGAACACATACACAGACCATAACGTAGTGATAAACGGTGTTATGCCTACGACTTTCACAGTAACACATAGCGGTGTACCTGTAGTGCATGATGGCGAAGAAGTTGTATATACAGATGTTTCAACAGGCACACCTATAACATCTATCACTACTGACTATCATGTAGCATTTGCAACAACAGAGTTTAAAGTAGTAGCTGATTATTCAATTATGCCTGATGCTACATACGAAGGTACAGGTGGTAGCAATGTATTCACTATCACAAGAGATGCGTATAGAATAGAAGTAGGATTAAACTTTAAGACTTCAGTAGTAACCCTACCTATAAGCAATGAAACACAAAAAGGTGTTACGTTACATAGAAGAAAGCGTGTAGTTAAGGTTGATATTAACGTACTAGAGAGCCTTGGTGTATATGCAAGAAAAAGATACACAGGAGATAGAAGCTTTACAGTTGTATTAGATCAAGCACCAATTCCATTTACAGGCTTTAAAGAAATGTACCTTTTAGGGTATAATAGGCTACAAGAAGTAGAGATACATCAAGAAGAACCTTTACCATTTATATTACGTGGTATTGGTACAGAAATTGCGTACTAGGAGGGCATGATGGCAGCATTTATGATACCAGCTATTGCAGGAGCAGCTTCATCCGCTATGGCATCTCATATGCAGATTGGAGCAGCAGAAGACCAAGCAGACTCTTATAAGTTCAAAGCAGAACGTGCTAAGATGGCTGGTGAATTTGCAATGACTCAGACTAAGCTAAACAATGCAAACCTTATGGCACAGTACAATGAGACACAAGCCAATGCTGTTCTTATGGGTGCTATCCAAGGTCGCTCAGGTGCA